ATGGATGATGAATTCGAATTACCACCGGGCATCGGCCCGCACAATGACCGTGAACTGATGCTGATGCTGGCTGGAACAAAGCCGATGGCGATGTTCTCGGACGCGGCCTACGTCAGCGACTATTTCCCAGAAACCGATTTCGCCCCGCATGTCAAAGCAGGCCGGATTGTTCGTGTAGAAGAGATCATCCCCAAAGATCCTTACCCAATGCGTTACCTGTTCTACGCCCTGCCCGGCGAAGAATGGCGGATTGAGGAAGCCTTGGTTATGTGCCGCAATTTATGCGCCGGAACGGTCGCAGATCACGACGCGGATTCCGCGCGGATGGGAGCGTTACTAGGCTATTCCGATGAGGAAATTGAAGCTTTCATGCGACACACAGTTGGCATGCGAGCCGGGAGCGCCATCAAAAGTTGAGAGCTCAACTAATGACAACCTTGAGCATTTATGAAGTTTACGGTTTACTTCGAAAATAAAAATTAGACAGACCTGATACTCCCTTACCTTCAACGGTGCCTGACATGCGTTCTAAAATACACCTTCTGGCCGCCTTGCTACCACTTGTTTTGGCGGCGTGTGCTTCACCTCAATACAATTATGTGCCGATATCAACAGAGATATCTTTACCTGAAGTTGGTAGCACTACGACGGTTGGTGTAGGTGACACGATGCTACGCCAAGGTAAATATGTGGAACGCGACGCTATTCAGGTACCTCAGAGCATCACAGTCGGCGGACTGGGCAGCTACACGCTTGCTCCCGGGTATTACGTGAAAGTGGGCGAAGACAAAACCAGCGAGTTCTTTCTTCCCGAACAAACTCCGGAAGGCGGCAGAGTTACTAGCGGGGCCCTAACCGATCCATTCGAAGCAATTCAAGTGATGAAAAACGACAACATCATTTGCGGGGTCTCCATCTATGGCGGAAAAGTTTGCGATAGCAATCAGCCCTTTACACGCACGAAGCGTCCAAGTTTGGAAGCCGACGGTTTCCAGCAAACTTTGATCTATAGCGGTAAGGTTGGCACCAAGATCAACATTGGATACCGCGAATTTTCAAACAGCTACGCAAGACCCGCATTCAACAATGATGTCGAGTATGACCTAAGCGAGTCACAAATCATTGGCTACAAAGGCTCAGAGCTTGAGATACTTGATGCAACAAACCGCAACATCACTTTCAAATTGATCAGGAACTTCAATACGCCCTAACTCGGCGTATTAGAGCCACCCAAACGCTTATCCGCACTCCGCTTCACCACGCTCACGCCCAAAACCCCCAGCGCAATGCCCCAGATCGGGCTGGTATTGACCAGGGCCGCGATGATCGCCGGGGCTTGAAGCGGGGTGAGGATAATGGCGTAGGCGATTGCGCCCATGGTCATGATCCAGGTGAGAGCCACGGCGTAGCCGAAACTGGGGCGCCAGCGCCGCACGAACGCGTCTTCACTAGCTACCTCGGCGCGGATGGTGCGGTTGACCGATTTGAGCGTTTCGGTATCGCGCGCCAGTTCGATTTCGGCCATGCGTTCGGTGTGGCGGTTGGCAGCTACGATTTGTTCGGGGGTGACGTCGCCCTTGGTCACGGCCGCCTCTACCTGTTTGAGGCACTCGGCCGCGGTTTTGGCGATCGGGTTGTCGATATGATCAAGCCCCGCGCCCACCGCCTTCATCAAAAGCGGCAGGCCGATCTGGGCAAGCAATGCCGGGATCATCAATGTCCTCCATCAAAGTCAAATGTCCGAACGATGGTCGGGATTGTCGTTAAGGCGTGACGACAAGGAGCATTGGCGAGAACCGGCGCGCAGCGTACGTTTGAGTACGTGAGCTCCGGAAGCGCAGCCAATGCTTCTTTGCAGTCCGTCTTGGCGGCAAGAGCGGCCATCGGATTAGCCTATGTCTTTGTAGAACAGGTGATTGCCAATCTCGGCGACCGGCACATGGCCGCGCGCCCAGAACGGGTCGACCGCATGGGTGTGATAATGGGTGGCACCATCGGTCGGATCGGGAAGCTCCCCCGCCACCGCGCGTTTGGCGATGCGTTTGCACAAACGGTACGCCGGGTCGCGCGGGCTGAGTGCCAGCAGCTTCTTGCGATTGGGATCCGCTTTGTTCCAGCAGGAAAACTGTGCCGGTTTCAGGCACACCGACTTGATGTCATTGCCCCACCAATAGCGCCCGCGCCGCTTCGCAAATGCCACCCGGTTGAGGATGACCGATGCCACCGCCTCGATCCCGCGAAGTTCTTCGCCACGCGCCTCGCCATAGAGGGTTCGGGCAAGCACCTCGACCTCGGTCAGTGTATCGGGATCAGTAACCGGCTGGGATGTCGACTTTGGGGCCGATCTGGTCAGGGTTTGGGGGTCGGTCATAGGCTCAGATCCTTTTTGCTCGGGATGGGCGGCATGTCGAGCTTGGCCTCGATCCGGAGCAAATGGCCGGTCAGCCGTTTTTCGACATCCTTGAGATAGGGGATGGAGACATAGTTGCGCGCGACATCGAGCTTGAAGGCAGCCAAGGCATCGCGCAGGTCGCTGGCATCTGACTCTTCGCGGGTGCGGAGTTGCTCCACCCGGCCAAGCAGTTCGGAACGCATCCGCCAATGCAGCCAGAACAGGCTGGCGACAGCAGGGATTTCAACAGCCGTGATCCACCAGATCACATCAACCGTCTGGGTCACAGGCAGGGTCATGGGGGCCTCGATTTTCAGACAAAGAAAAACCCGCAAACCGATGGTTTGCGGGTCAGGTCGACCGCGTCTCCCCCCGGGGCGACATCCCGCGGGCTGGACAAGCGGTCAAAGCAGTCAGGAGGCGGGGAAGCTTGGTTTAAGCCGCCGGGCCTTTGAGCTTTTCTTCCAGGTCCTGCCAAGCCTCGCCAGAAGCGACAAGGCAGCTTGGGCCGGACGGATAGGTAAACAGGATGGTCCAGGTCTGGCCATCGGGGGCTTTAAGCACCTCGATCACGCCACCATTGGACGTCACGCCGACCGCGACCGGTTCTTCGGAATATTTTGCGCTCAGACTGTCGATCACCTTGGATCGATCCCCGCAGACGGGGGATGCCGAGGCTGGGGTATGTGTTACTGCAACGGCACCTGCCACCACAGCAATCAAGCTCAGTGTTTTCAACATGGCCAGGCCTCCTGACAGTCAGGTGCGCCCACATGGACGTCTTGTGTTCCTGTACTGCGAAATGGATCAACAAATGATCTTTGGCCGTTTCCCGGTCCGGCATCTCTGCGCCGGGACCTCTGCTTATCTGGCTTAAATACTCACTTTGGTATAGGAAGAAAAATTCCTTACTATTCTTTCATATAATAAACGTAGGGTTCAAAGATGAATTTTCCATCAACATTTCACAAATGTGATAAAGGCCGCCGCTAACCATTTGGCATTGTGAGAAAGTTTTTTCCTCTCTCACGGATTGAAATGGCTATCGGCCCGGAAAATCCCGCTTTGTGCCCGCCAGTCGGCGCGTTTGACAGGCATATCGACCCGTGGCAAACGCACCGGATCATGCAAAATACAGCCCGCCACCGCATCAAGCCCGTCATCAGCACCTTTGTTGGCATTGCTGTTATCGGGATGCCAATCGCGCATCTGGCGCAGGAACGGTGTCTGGCAAACATCGCGATGGACATGTAACAACCCCGCCCCCAGCACCGCCCCAAAGGCATCCTCGATCCGGGTGGCCTTGTTTGCGCTCTCATAATGCTCTACGACGCTGGCCGCCCATCCGATTGATTTTAGTTCCCGACGCAGGATATTTGGCAGGAAACGGCCAATGCCATTGGTCTCGACCCGGACCGACGGCAAATGGTTGCATGCCATGAAGTTGGCCACCTGGCCACAAAGCTGGCTGGCCTCATCGCGCCATGGCGTATTGCTGCTTTCCGCCATATCACCCGGATCAGATGCCCGCAGCCAGACCATATCATGCAACCAGTATTCCCCCTGATCACAGACATAAACACAAGCCACCACCGCCCCGTCGCCGTGCCGCGCGCCAAAACTCGGATCAAAATGGCAGGCACTGGCGACCATGGTCCGCCCCGTGACCCGAAGGGTCATGCGGCCATTGCCATAGTCAATTTCGGATGCACCGTCGTAAAATCGCAGTTTGGCCGGATCAAGGATGCCTGCCACCGGGGCCATCATTTCAAGCATCATCTGACTTTGAAACTTGCGTTCCGGCGTGCGGGCCCGCATCGCCGCAATCGCGGCTGCGTCAAACCGTTCAGGCCAGTTTGACGTCCCGTCCTTCTTGACGATGGGAAGTTCAAAGCGTGAAAAACCGGCAAGGAACGGGGCAGCCTCGCCGATTTCAGTTCGCGCTTCATCAGCATAGATCGAATAATAGCTGTGCGGGGTACCGACATAAAGCTGCGCGCCCTGTGGGCCGAGCACATAGGAAATCTCGGAGAGCTTTTCACGCAGTTCGGATCGCTTGTGGGCGGTGTCACTGTTTTTGGGCACCTCGACATCATCGCAAATCACCAGATCGGCACGCGATCCGGTAATGTTGCCGCCAATCCCAACCGCCTGCATGGAGGGATCACGCAACACAGCCGCCCGTGCCACAGTAAAACGCTCACTCCCCCAATCAATCAGCTTTTCGGGCAACAGATCACCCATCAACGGATGACGCTCAATCACGCGCTTGACGTTGCGCACCATCTTCTTCGCCAGATCAAGATCGGCGGCCAACACCAGAATGCGCAAATCGGCATCGCGATAGAGCAACCATGCACAAAACAACCCGACCAGCGTTGATTTTCCGGAATTGCGAAACGCCATCAAAAGCATTTCCCGTTTGCCCGACTGCCAGCAGTCTTCAAGCCAATCGGCCATCTTGCGGTGATGGGCGGGCAGGCCAAGCCCCAACATCTGATCCCAGATCCAGACGAATTCGGCGAAGCGGGCCTGATAAGGCTGCATTGCCATCATTTCCCCCGTACCTCATTCAAATTCCGTCGTTCCGGCGAAAGCGGGAACCCATCTCACGGCATCACGCATCGGCATCATGGATGCCCGCCTTCGCGGGCATGACTGGTGAAGGGATAAAGAATTTCGTCATCCCCGCGAAGGCGGGGATCCAGAACCACAAGCTCCACAAAACCCGCATACCACAACCAAAAGATGTGCTAAACTTTACCCCATGAAACAGGCGTTCGTTTACATCCTCGCAAGCCGCCCGAACGGCACACTTTATGTCGGCGTCACGAGCAACTTACGGCAGCGCATCCACCAATATCGAATGGGTGATATTCCCGGCTTCACCAAACGTTACGACATCAAACAGCTTGTGTATTTTGAACCCCATAGCACCATGCCGGACGCCATCCTGCGCGAAAAACACATCAAGAAATGGGACCGCGCTTGGAAAATCCGCCTTATCGAAGAACACAACCCGCACTGGCATGATCTGTTTGATCAGTTGAATGCATAAGTCGTCATCATCGAACCAAGGGCACCATGGATGCCCGCCTACGCGGGCATGACAGTTGAAGGCGTAAAGAATTTCGTCATCCCCGCGAAGGCGGGGATCCAACGCGGCGTTGCACCGAGAGGTAAAGTGGAAGCCCGCCTGCCCGGGCATGATGTTACTCGTTTCCAGCGTTCAATTTACGCCACGCCTTGACACTCCGTGATCAAAGATGCCGGTTCACATCCATCCGACCATGCAGGATACGGACGACCTCAATGGCATTCGCGCTCTGACGGTAGTAGATGACATGCGCCCCGACCGGGATTTTGAAGTATCCGTCGCGCACATCGCATTTTTGCCCGATGCGCGTTGACGCCGCCAACTCCGAAACCACCTTTAAAACTTCACGGATATATGTATCGGCCTGCGTGACCGACCAACGCCGCTGCGTATAACGCCATATGTCTTCAAGATCGGATTCCGCCTGTGGTGTCAGACGATAGCCCGCATTAACCGCCATGCTCGGCCTTCATCCGGGCCAGAAAGGCATCGCCGTCAAACGGTTTCGCTGGCCCCGATGTCTCGCCCTCAACCAAGGCATCCTGCAAGGCACGCACTTTCGCCTCATGCTCTTCCAAAAGGCGCAGGCCAGCGCGCACCACGTCACTGGCAGAGCCATAACGCCCAGATTTGACCTGTCCGTCGATAAAGCCGGTGAAGTGCTCACCCAGAGAAATTGATGTATTGCGTGCCATGATTCGCCTCCTTGATACCAACAAACATTATATATTGGTACTTCTCCTTATGCAATTCCGGCATCCATCACCCGGCATTCAATTTGCGCCGCGCCTCGGCAATCAGTTGATCGACCGAGGGGCCGTCTTCCTCTTCGGTCATAGCCCCCGTTTGCGCCCCCTCAAACGCCCAGCGCAAAAGCTTGATCAGGCTTTCAATGTGACCAAGGGCTGCCTTGCAGGCTGCCTGATGGGCGGCGAATTCCTTGGCCTCCATGATCCCGGCGGCCTCATGCGCCAGGCGGTGATAGGCATCCCGTGCCAAGGCGATGTCATCGGGCAACTCGCCCAGAAGTCGGGCTTGCAGGGTGCGGATCGGGTCGATTGTTTTTTCACTGTCCATGGGGTTAATTTTCCGACAGTTCGGACAGCCGCGCATTGGAAAGCTTTTCCGGCCAATAGGCCAGATTGCGCAGATGTCCGTTCATCGCCTTGTCCGCCCCGCCATAAGTGCCCAGCACGATATTTGTAAAATTGCGCGGCATGGCAAAGCCATCGGGCGATGACAGCACCACACCATCAAGCCCGACCGAAATCACATCATCATCCCACGCCAGCGCGATGCGATGGCGGCTATTCCTGGTCAGGCTGCCATACAACGACTGGGTAATGATCGGCACACCACCCTTGCGCAGTGAAATGCGCAACTGATCGGCAGCACTGTCATAGCCAAGATCAAGGTGGTCATCGTTAAGGCTTTGGGAGTAAAGCTGCACGATCCGCCAGATGCCCGACCAATCCTTGGCGGTATGGATATCAAACACCATTTTGCCCTGGCCTTGGGCGAACCAGTCACCGGGATCAAGCCGCACCTCATCACACGCCCGTGCCGCCGGGATGCCATTGCTGATGATGTCACTCGTTGGCACCGGCCCGGCTTCAAGCTGCGCATTCCAGATCAGGACGGAGGCCGGAAGTGCGCTGATCACCGTACTGATTTTCGGATAGCGGGTCGTACCGGAGGCCGGCTCCGAAATCCACACCCGGTGCCAGTTTTCATCCAACGTGAAACCATGCGCAGATGCCCCGTCAATCCCGCCCAGCGTGATATCCGCTGTCCCCGATACCGCCCGCATCCAGATGGCAAGGCAATAGGGTTGCCCGGCAACCAGCCCGCCGACATTCTGATAAAGCCCGTCCGCACCGCCAGCCGTACCGGGCAGATCAAGCTGCATGGCGGTCAAGCTGCCATCTGGCGCGGCAATCGGGCTGCTGGTTACCGTGACACCGCTGTTCTTTTCCCAAAGCGCATTGTCAAAGGTGGTCGAGTAGCGCAGCAGGTTGGTCGCCGCCCCCTCAATCAAAAGGCCCAAGCGCCGACCAAGCGCGTCATGGTCATAACCCGGTTCATTCATCGCGCGGGTTTCAAGCAGGCCGTTCTCGCCCCGGATCAGTTTGGTGCTGGCGCGGGTGAAATTCATACAGGCCGCAAGCGGTTGATAACGCAATCCCATGGGATGCATCTCCGATCAGTGTGTGTCGATGGATGGCAGGCGCGTGTTGGCGTGTTAGCCGCCAATGCGATGGATATGGCACCAGGTCAAAAGATCACTCGCGCCGATTTCGCGTGTCTGGCTGTCACTATGCACCAGCCGCAGGCGCAAGCCCGTTCCCGGTGTCACGCCGATCCGCGCAATACCATTGAGGCGCAAACTGTGCGCCGCACCACTGCCCATGGCGGTGATGTCATTGGCCTGCAAATGGCTTGACCAATTCGTGCCGTCAAAGCGTTCGAGCGACAAAGTGGTAAAGACCGACTGGTCGGTAATTGGGAAACGCACCCCGATATCGACATGATAAAAGCCCGGCGGAAGGCCGGTCACACCATGCACGCTACTGTCATAATGTCCGTGGCTGTCTTCAATCACCTGATCCCATTCGACCAGAAACGCCCCACCCGCCGGGATCGACTGGCTATTGGTTCGAAGCAGCTTGATCACCGGGCCGCTTTGATGGATCGGCGCGGCAAACCAGCGCGTGCCATCACAGATCAGATCGACCATGTCACCGCGTGTCGGGAGCGCATAGATAGTTACCTCTCCCCCGCCATGGGTCGGTCGGATGACGTCACCGGTCGCTGTCGTGATATCAACCATCGTGCCGTCACCGTTAAACACCCGATAACGCACACCATTGCGCGCCAGTGACACCCCCGGCAGGGTCAATTGCGCCCCGCTTGAAAGTCGGACCAGTGATCCGGTTTCGCGGATATCCATGATCCGACTGACGGGGGCATCAATCACCGGCATGCGCCGTTCATCCTCCCACCCCAAACCATCGCCACTGCGAAAATCAAGATCCAGCAGTGCCGAGGCGTTTGATCGTTCAAACGACGCGCGCGCGGTTTCAGACCGGGTTTCGGCGGCCTCCGCCCGGTTGGCGGCATCTTGTGCCTGGGCTGCCTTCGTGCTGGCATCGGCGATCTCTGCGCCGGTTGGACCATTGGCAAGCCCATCCCCCGCCGCGTTCCAGATCAGGGCGCGACCGGGTTCAATAACCGGCAGTTCTGCCGATGCCGGTGCTTCCTGATCCGCGCCAAAGCGCAAGGTACCGGAAAGCGCGCGATCGACATCGCCAAGGGCAGCGGTCATGAAATCAAGATCACGATTAATTGCGTCCCCTCGCGGGATCGACATGGCATCAAAGGCACTCAGGCGGCGCAAATGCAACTGCCGGGCAATAGTGATGGTGCTGTCATTTTTTGGCGGGGTTTCAAACCGCACCACACCGCCCCCGCCCTGATCAGCGGGCGTCAAGGCGATGTGAAACCCGGTATCGATTTGCGTGCCATCAAGACTGACCCTTACGTCGCCTGCATCAAACACATCAAAATCAAACGGAAATTCTTCCCGCGCGCCATCGCCGACAAAGGCAATGCTGGCGCGAACCTGATTGGCAAAAACGGCACCCATCGCTTATTCCCCCTTTAATACCAGCCATCGCGCTTGGAAAACCAGGCATTGAGCCGTGCAACCGTGTCATCCTGTGCTGATCGCAACAGCGACTTTTCGCGCCAGGCGGCCTGTTGATTGATGCGCGCGCGTTGACGCGCTGTTGTATCGGCGTTCTGGTCGGCATCCTGCCGGGCGGCCTTTTCATAGCCCGCCAGCACCGCACTGGCCGATCCTGACCCACCGGCCATCAGGCCCGATGCCCCTTGCCGGGCGCGGATGGTGGCCTGACGCCTGCGCAGATCTTCTTCGCGTTTGCTGGCGTCTTGGCGCGCACGTGCTTCGATCTCTGCCAGATCGGATTGGCGGGCTGCCTCGCTTTGAGCGATCCGGCTTTGGCTACTGGCCTGATCGGCCGCGATGCGTTGTCCGGTTTGCAGCACCGATGCCGCCATCGGCACGATTGATGTAAATCCGCCCATCAGTCATTCACCCCCATTTCACTGGCCGCACCAAGCAACAAAAAAGGCCGGGGCAAGTCCCCGGCGATGCGCCATAATCCGCTTTTAACTGTCCCCCCACTGCCCCGCCGCCAGCCCAGCGCACGCAGCGTGACATCCCCGCTATAGCGCGCATCCCCATCATAAGGATTCCGCATAAGCGCGACATCACGCCACCCCCGACCGGTATCAACGCGCAACTGCCCGGTTTCCTGCAAGCGCAGGGTCACAGACACCAACCGCACGGCATTGCCGCCATGCGGGCGACTGCCATCCGATGTGGCGGGCGGCAGGGCATAAATTTCATGAGCAAAGGGCAAGCCGACCTCGATTTCGGAAACGGCCCCTATGCTTTCGGGCAAGGTGATCGTGCCCCCGGCGACAGGCACATCATGGGCAATAAGGCCATCGTGCCAGACAGAAACATCAAGCCCGTCAAGCGGATCAAGATTGCCCCAATGTCGGCGGGGCGGCTCGCCATCAACCACCGCCTGACGGCGATCAAGATCAAAGCCGCACTCATCATCAAACACGCCCAGAACAAACCGCCCCGCACGTTCCAGAGCGACATAAACATCCCCGCCCGACACCGAAACAGAGGTAAAGGCAAATCCCGCAACCGATTGCGATGACCAGGCGGTGATCGCCTCACTGCGATACAAAGTCAGGGTCGCAAGCGATCCGTCCTTCATCACCACATGCAAAAGCCGCCGATCCGGATCAAAGGCCTGATCGACGGGATGATGGATCAAATGGCGCGACAGCAACGCCAGATCGGCCGAGCCATAGGCCTGCTCGACATCGGTAAACAAAAACTCACGAATTTCGCGCCCGCTCCGCCCGGCAAAAAGCGTTGCGCCATCAACATTGACCAGCGGCACGGTGCGATCGCTCTGGCTGCCGATACGGGTTTGGCGGGTGATCTGCACATTGGCCGGTGTCAGGGGATCGCCTGTCACCATCCATTCCGACCCGCTGGTAAAAACCTGCAGGTGCCGTCCGGCGAAAATGCCGGTGATGGCATTGACCTGATCGGCCAGCAATGCAAATTCGATTGCCTCGTCGTCAAGGCCCTCGCCCAGCTCGAAATTGAACAGATCGCCCGATTTCGACATCCACAACCGGTTGGGCAGATCGCGCGATCCGCCAATGATCAGGCGATCCTGATGGAAGGTCACACTGCGCGGCCAGCCCCGCACATCGGAGAAGGCCTGCTCGACAAAATCGACGGTGGCACTGGTATTGGGCAACGCCTGTTTCAGCGCGATGGTGGCCGTGCGGGCGTCATTGACAGTGGTAATTTCGCCCTCGATCCCCTGAAGGCGCCAAAGCGTCCCGACATGGCCTGGCACAAACACGTCGATATTGGCCGTCACCGTGACCGTACCACTGGTGCCAGACGGGGTCAGGGTTGCTGCCGGATCGACGAATTTGTAGTAGGGCTGGCTGGTTCGGAAATTGGTTTCCCGCCAGGCCCACAGGCTTGTTTGCCAACTGCCGTCGCCGGTGCGCGTGATCCTGACTGGCGGGGCCGCGGGATGCACCACCAGAAGCGTATCGGCACTTTGGGTCCAGTTCAGAAGATCATGGTGCTCAGGCCCGAACGTGGTTTCAAACCAGATCGTCTCGACCCCGTCCTCAAACACCAGCGCGCGTTTATCCTCAAAGGCCAGAAGATAGGTCTGCTCGGTATTGAATTCGAACTGGATCAGGCGGGCCGGGCCGGGCAATTCATCAATCAATCGAATACCCGGGCGGCGGCGCACCCCGCCCGATGGCTCGATAAATACATTGCGCAGGCGTGCCGCCCCGTTGGCATAAGCACTCAAATCCGACCGCCCCCACAATTCCGGCGCCAGTTCACCGGTCGAAAAGGTATTTTTCTCCAGAACCCGACGGGCCATGGGGTGCTCCCTCATTGAATAAAGGTGATACGCTTGTGGATCGGGATTCCCGCCTTCGCGGGAATGACGATGGTTCATTGCGAATTTATCGGCTCCGTCATCCCCGCGCAGGCGGGGATCTATGGCTGCATGCTCCGTGCCCCTACCCCCGCGCCGCAATCAGGGAAAAATCATCAATTGCCTGCGGGGTGGATTGCTGTGCATCAGCAAGCCTGGCTTCGCGCAACTGATCCTCGGCCCGCTTGAAAAGATACTCTGCCCGCGTGCTGCTTTCGGTCAGTGGCAGGCAAAATTCCGCCGCCAACCGTGCGATCAGCGCCAGATCAAACCAGGCCGGAAAGCTGCCCTCGGGCAATCGTGCGACATAGGACAAATAGGCGCTGTCGCCAGCCACCTGCACGGCCTGATCACGCAATTCAAACCGGGCAATCTTGCCGCCGTCATTTTCAAGCGACAGCAAACGGATAAAATCGCGCGGCAAGGCAAACAGTGCACTTCCATCCTTGGGCGAGCTTGCCGCGTCCCCCTCGGCCAACCGCGACAACCAGGCCCCTCGCCCGGCAAACCGCCAAGGATAGCCCGCCAGCATCCCGTCGCGCACGGTGGGATACAGCATCCGGGCAATCTCGGCCTCGGCGACGTCTTCCTCGAATGAGGAAATCGGTGCCGCCCCGATCATCACCAATGCCCGTGCACATAACGCCACATCACTTAACGCCATCACATCCCCCAACAACACCAATCAGGGGACGACCGCGAAGGTCAGACAGTTTGCAACTGCCCACACCCTGAATAACAGTTGGAATTTCGCATGCGACCGGGGTGTTTCCATGCATGGGCAGTCTCCGTGGTTGGGTAAAAAGAAACCCCTGCAACAAATGTCACCGGGGCAAGGATGAGGGAGGAAAAAGCGCGGGTTTAGCTTGGATCAATCGGTGTTTGACGTGCCGACTGCCGTCATGTCGCGGACATCAACACCGCCCGAACCGGAACTGGCAACGACGAACAACCCGCCGGACATGGTGGCGTCGCGGTTGGTGTTGGCGATGATGAAATCGCCGACGCGTAGCATGTCGCGGGCCTCAAGGAAGTAATCGGCGGTGTCGACGTCGGCGGCGACATCCGGGGTGATGTAGTGCCACAGGGTAAAACCGTTGGCGTATGCCAGAACACTCAAGTTTCTGGCTTTGAAACCTTCTGCCATTTTGGGGCTCCTTTGTTGTTTTGAGCGTGTGGATCGGGATCCCCGCCTTCGCGGGGATGACGTTCATTCCATGCGATTGTTCCGGGCACCGTCATCCCCGCGAAGGCGGGGATCCCGGGCTGCAGGTTCACTCAGATGTCGGCGTTATTCCTGCGTCTGGATGCACACCACCCCATCGCCATCAATCAGGGTTGCGCCCTGGCTCATGGAGTTATTGACAAAGTGGGCGGCGTGATCGCCATGCCAGGTGATATCGGACTGGACCTCGGACCCAATCGCGTGGCCGATGGCGGTGCGGTGATACCAGAAGCAGGATCGAATTCCAGCTGCCACCGGAAGGCCTGAATGGGGCATCCAAAGGGTGCCGAGCCAGCGTTTGGCCTGCGTTCCCTTCCACGGCAGATCGTCATCACCGATATAGTCAGATCGTGAAAACTCATCGATCAGGAGCAGTTCCGACCATTGTTTCCAGCCAACAATGGCATAACGTTGCCCGTCATCGGGCACATCGCGTTCGCCAAGGCCTTCGAACGCCATCATCACCTTATCAAGCGTCATGCCCTCGGTATTATCGGGCAGAACATCTGTTGCCCCGACCAGCGCATTGATGATCAACTCGTCAGTCTTGCGGCCCAGCGCATAGGCCCCGGCATTGGCCAGCACCATCTTTTCATCATGGTTGATTTTAAGTTCATCAAGCGCATCGACCCAGTCGCCAGCATAGTAATCGCGCAGGTCACAGCGGACCGCCTCATGGTCGACATTCATCACCGGCACCTTGCCGTGCCGCGCCTTGGTGGTGGCCGTGCCCTTGCCGACTTTCTGGAAAACCGTGGTCGCGCCCTTGATCGCGTTTTTCACCCGCACCGTGTTGCGCAGCTTTGATCCCATGCGTTGATAGGCCTGATGCACATCGGCCTGGAAATGGTCGATGAAGCTTTGGTCAATCGTGGTTGTCATCGTTGAGGATCCCCTTGTTGTCATTGCGTTGCGACCATGCGCGGCCAGCCAATTGCAGCGCTTGCCACAATTGCCCGCAAAACGGTCATGTTCCGGTCATGGTTTGGTGGTTAAACGGTGCTGTTCCCAATCGGGACACGCGCGTGATTTGCCCCGACCTGTTGCACCCGACGGGCTTTGCTGCGCGGGCCGGTTCCAAAAGAAAAAAGAGTTTCTGTCGTGAAGAAGTCGGTTTTGCTGCTGTTTGGCCTGATCGGGCTGGGAATTGCGGGCTATTTCCTTTTGCCGCTGACCCCGATCCCGGACTATGTCAACGCGTTTATCGACCGGGCTGACAAGCTGTTCTAGACCTGACTATCGCCCGGAAAGCCTGGCAAAATCCGCCTGCACCTCGGCCACGATTGCCGGGTCACGATCCCGCCAATAACGCGGATCGTTCATCTTGCGCCGGATTTCGGACCGCAAACTTGTCGCGCCTGTCCCGCCATCACCTCTGCCAAAGGTGGCCTCATCATTTTGCATCATCATGCGATGCAGGGCACGCACGCCATCTGCCGTTTGGCAAAGCGTATCAAAGGCCGCCTCGGGCAGATTGGCCTTGCCCCAGCTTTCGATTTTCGGGGCCAGCTTTTTCCAGTTTTCCGCCCCGCCAAACTCGGCTACAAGGGTTGCCCGGTCCGTAGCACGAGCCGCGGCCTGATCCAGATCGCCCAAAATCGGTGCGAGGATTTCACCGGCCAGATCATAAACAAGCTGGGCCTGGGCGTTGCTGAAGCCTGCCCTATGCAGGCGCTGGTTCAGATCGGCATCGATTTCCCCCACGCCATCGGCAAGCGTGATTGCGTAGGCGTCTGGCGTTTCAGGCACCAGATCGGCGATGGCTGCGGCGCCGATATCCGTTTCGGGCACTTCGCTTTCGGTGCCCGGCAGTTCGGGTGTTTCTGCCGCTTCCGGGACTTCCGGCGTCTCGGTTTCCGGTGCGAGAAGGTCGGGTTCGGTTGTCATGCGAACACTCCGCTGGTTGGGGTCAAATTTGGGTTTGGTAGATGTGGCTCGGGATCCCCGCCTTCGCGGGGATGACGGTGGACAGAACAGGTGCAAGGAACGAACGTCATTCCCGCGCAGAGCCTGTGCCCGCGAAGGCGGGTACGGGAACCTCGCGCCGCAAGCTCATTGCTCTTTCGCGCCAGCCGCCAGCCGTTTGATCTGCAGCACCAGCGCGCGCATCCCTTCGCGCATCCAGATCGCCGCAGTGCTGGCATCCGGTCCAAGGGCTGTTTGCAGGAAATGGCGTTCAAGATCGGCCAGAACCTTCGCCCCGGCATCACTGTCAAAGCAGGCCTGCCAGTGGTCGCTGCCGTTTTCCGAAAGCGTCTCGTTCCCGGCCTCGAACCAGTCCCATCCGTTACTGCTCATCACACTGCCTCCGTGATTTCGGGCGGCAGGCTTGGCCGCAGAAGATGATCCGGCACGCCAAACTGATCGGCAAGCCAGCGGACCATGACGGGCAAATCAACCTCCGCCAATGCCTCCGGGCCGAGGGCGGCAATCCGCGACAGCCAATCAAGCGCCTGGCCCGCCTGTACGCGTTTTGGCAATTGCGCGAGCGGGGCCGCGTGACGCAGCACCACGACATCGCCATCCAGCGGGATGTCGGGAAGTTCGCCTGTTTGGGTCAGGATATAAAGTGCCCGCCTAATCAGCGGATAGAGCAATTCTGCCTGCAAACGGCCATAGGTTGCGCCCAATAGTCGGGCGTTTTCCGATGCACGTTCAAGCACCTCTGTCGCGGTCATGCCCGGTTGATCGGTTTGGCCCAGGCGATCGGCCAGCAAGCAGCGCCGAATGCGATCGCGCAGATCAGACAGCACGAGATCCGACACATCAAACCGTCCGGGGGCCTCAAGCGGTCTCAGCCCGGCTGATCCCACCGCCTTGGGGATGATGCTGCCCGGTACAAGGCGGATCGTTGCCGGGTTCAAAACGCCATCATCATCGGCCTGCCAGATGCCGGTGACGGCAATCGAGGCGTTTTTCAGCACCAGCTCAACCACCTTGTTAGCGGTTTTGATATCGGGCAGTGCTTTCATCACCGGTGATCTGCCATAAATCTCGCCCGGCGCCTTCATCCAGCGAAAGGCGATATAGGGCGACACATCAAACCGGTCGCGATAGATCAGATCACTGGAATTGGCGTCACCGTCTTCGCGAAACACACACAGCTCATAGCCGGTTTTGTGATCCGTTGCCGGAAGCACGGCCTCAATCACGGTGAAGCGTTTCGGCGCGCCCTTGTCATCGCCATCACCATCGGCAAAGCCCTTGGCCCCTAGCCAGGTTGCAATGATTTCCGCGCGGGTGAGTGCCAGTTTGCGAAACACCGCATCCATCTTGCCATCGGATCGTTCCTCGAACGCCAGATCACGCAGGGGCACGGCGGTAAATCGCAAGGCAGACGGGCTGTGCAGATCGGCCTTTTCCAGCCGCAAACACGCGGTTCCGGCGGTCACCAGATCCAGAAACGCCTGATGCATTTCGACCGCAAAGTTGGAGCGATCAAAATGCCCCTGCAAAATCCTGACAGCCCGGCCAAGCTGCTCGGTCAGGACCTGCCGATCCGCATTGGCAACATTGCCGCCCGGCTCCAGCTCGAACCAGCCGCCACCGGGCGGGGTGATTTCGGCCATCAGGCTGGCGGCCAACTGTTCGACCGCGTCCGATGCGGTGGCGTCAAACACCCGATCCAGGCGCTTGCCGCCACTCGTCTGATTGCTGGCCGCACCATTGCGTTGTGGCAGGGCAAATTCATAGCAATCCTGCCAATGGGCGATCCAGTTGCGCCGACGTTCCATCGCCTTTTGAAAGCGGGCGCGGAGTTGGGCAACATCCGCGCCACCAGACGCCTTGCCCTCAACGCCGGTTGCCAGCGTGACCTTTTGCGATTTCGCCATGCCTATTCCCCCAACAGGTTCTTGCCACCGCCAGCCTTGGCGATGCGGTCACTCAGAAGCCCGCGATGACTGGTGCCAATCAGGCTGGCCCGGCCATAGCGGCGGCGTTCAAGCGCCTCGGTGCGCGCAGTTCGTGCGGCGTCTTCGGCACTGGTCTCGGCCTCGGTTGTGGCGGGTTGTTGGCGTGTCATCGGCGCACTGACGGTGGCCGGTTTCGGCGTGGAAAACAGACTTCCCATCGGGACCTCCGGATTGTGATGTTTGGTGATGGTTTCGAAAGAGCACGTTGAGCGAGGTCCCCGTACCCGCCTTCGCGGGCAAAGGCTCTGCGCGGGAATGACGTTCGTTCCATGCACTGTTTTGGTCACCGTCATCCCCGCGCAGGCGGGGATCCGGAGCGGCGCGCTCCATCACCCCAAACGCAAAAACGCCCGCAAGGGTCGGAACCCTGCGGGCGCATCTGTGGCGTTGATTTGTCTCTTATGTCACACTAAAAAGAACAAATCAAGAACATTTTTCAGAAAAAAACACATCCCCGATTGGATCGCGCTCACGCCCCTTCTGCAGATGACGATAAAGCTGCCAGGGAGTGATGATCCAAACGCTTGATATGCCGAGCAATCGTTTGACCAGTTCGACACAGCTCATCGGGCCAAAGCGTACCTTGCGCGCAATCGAGGCCGGATAGCGCGCCCAGATGCAGTGATAGCCAAGGCCACGATAATAGGCCGCCGGATCAAAGATCGGCGAATAGCACCAGCTTTCACAGCGCACCCGATGGCTTTGCGGATCAAGGCAAATCCATTCCCCGGCCCGCACCCCCGACACCAGAACAAAGCAATGGCGAAAGCCCGGTTTGAGAACCCGCAAAAGCCGCTTTTCCGGTGCATCGGCAAAGACAACCAGTACCGAAACTTCGCGCCCGGATATGGATTGATTGGCCCAGTTATCAGCCATTTCCGCAACATCAGACCGGGCAACATTAGTGGTCATCACATCGTGCATGGCGACAAATCCCCACCCAGTTCAACGAGCGCATCGTCATGGTGAAAACTTTCATCACGCCCGCGCTTGACGATGCCGCGGGTCACCAGCACGTTTTCAAGGGCGGCCATGGCATGACGCCACAAATCGTCCTTGCCCTGTTCGCGGGGGTCACGCGGATCGGGTTCGCGCTCCACCAGCCCGAAATATTCCAGAACCTGCAAATGCCGGTCACAAAGAACACCATCCCTTTTAAGGCGCATGACTGCGTTATAGATATCATCAGGATCACACGGGCGGACCACCTCGCCCGCATCGGCCACCACACGCGCCCCTTCAATCCGGGCGGTCTGGCAGCGCACGAACCAGAACCACGCCTGCCGGGCACTGGAAAAGGGGGTGATGTCGCGTGCAGAGAGTGGTTTGGGAAAAAGCCTTTGTTCGGTCACGTCGCCCTCCTGCTGGATAAAACCTGTTCGTTCCACCGGACCTGAAAAGCAGCATCCACCACACCAAACCCTTGAAAACGATACAGTTATCCCGCCCGCGCATTGCAATGCACGCCGGTGCGATGAATGGTTTGTGATGTCCCCAAGGGCGGTTTTCCGCCCGCGCATATCGACGGCGTTATCCCGCCGCCTTGTCAGCTTGCCTTGATCTGGCGCAGCTTACTTCCAGATGCAATTCCGGTGTTGATATGCAAGCTATAATCCCTTTTTGTTCTCATTGTAAAGGATTAATTTCCTATTCAAAAGTTGGGTGTACTGCCCGGATTGGCAGAGTCCTCTCCCTCTTTGACATTAAGCAACTGAAATACATTCGTTTTCTTGCAACGGCGGGATTCAGGAATGCGATACCGGTCATGATTACCCCCGGAGGCTAGCGCGGATGATGGCTATGCCCCGGCAAACAGGACACGGCAGCAGCCTGCCCATGGGTCTGCGGGTTACCTCAGCACAAGGAATGAATTCCTTTTCCTGTGGCCTGCGCTGCTGCTAGAATACGGCATGATCAGACACCAACAAATATGGGCCGCCCTGGATCAAATCGCCGAAGATCACGGTTTGACGCCTTCGGGACTGGCGCGCCTGGCACAACTTGATCCGACCACGTTCAACCGGTCCAAGCGCACCACCGCACAGGGCAAGGCACGCTGGCCGTCGACCGAAAGCATTTCCAAGGTGTTGTCGGTGACCGACGTCAGTTTCCGGGAATTTTCCGAACTGGTCGATGGCAACGGGGCCGGGCGCATTCCGGTGATCGGCTTTGCGCAGGCAGGCAATCGCGGCTTTTTTGATGATGCCGGTTATCCGGTGGGGGGATCGTGGGAAGATATCACATTCCCGGCCCTGCATGATCCAACCGCCTATGGATTGCGGATATCGGGCGATTCAATGGCCCCGGTGTTTCGTGATGGTGATCTGATCATTGTCAGCCCGGCGTCGAATATCCGCCCCAAGGACCGCGTGGTTGTCAAAACCATGGAAGGGGAAGTCATGGCCAAGGAACTTGTCCGGCGCGGTGCCCTTGGCGTTGAATTGAAATCCTTTAATCCGGATTTTGAGGACCGTTTTATCCCGGCAGAAGACATTGACTGGGTCGCCCGTATACTGTGGTGCAGCCAATAG